ACGGATGACGGTAAGAAACACAGCGAAGACCGCATGAACGGTGACGGGGCTTTCCCGTTTGAAGGTGCGTCTGATGTGCGTTGCCGACTGGTTGACCGCACTATTAACGACCTTGTGTCAATGATGGTCACAACTTTCGACAGATGCCAGATTAAGGTCAAGGGTACTGAGTTCTCTGATTCTGAAAATTCCGCCACTGCTAATGTTCTGATGTCTTGGCTCCTTGAGTCTCGCATCCGTTCTGAAGTCCGAAAAGAAGCGGAACTCCTCGCCCAGTACGGTACGCAATACGGTTGGGCTGGACTCCATGTTATCTGGGAGCAGGAAATGGGTACAAGATTCCAGAACATCCGTATGGATGACCTAGTTGCTATGGTTCAGCAAGCGGTTCAACAAAATCCAGAAGCCACTATCAAGGACTTGCCAGCCGCTATTATGAATCCAGAGCAGGAAGACTATGCTGTGGATTTAATTATGCAGTACTTAAAGACTGTTGAACCAAAGGCAGTTAAGAAGGCTGTCCGTGAACTCCGCAAGGATGGATACGCTAATATCCCAGAAACTTTTATCAGCAAGAACCAGCCGCTCATTGTTGCCCTCAAGCCCTATGATGAAATCTCGTTCCCGCCAGAAACCATTGAGATTCAGAAGGCTAGAGTCGTCTTCCGCAGAACCTATGTGACCGAAGTTGAACTTCGTTCTATGGCTCAGATGGAAGGCTGGTCTGACTCGTTTGTCGAGCAAGCCGTTAATTGTATGGGTATGCAGTCGCAGTTTAATGACCCGAATCTTCTTCCCGCCGCCGCCTTGATTAATTTCCAAGTTAGCCGCCAAGATAATCTAATTGAACTAGTCTATGCCTACTCCAGACTTATTGATGAAAACAACATCCAAGGAATCTACCAAACCGTCTTCTGTCCTCAATCTCAGAGCGAAGAGTACGCCTCTCACGGACTTCTCGGATATGCACATAACAAATATCCTTTCGTTATCTATCGAAGAGAACGCACTCGTAGAGCGATTATGGAGTCAAGAGGAGTTCCAGAAATTGCTCAAACCGACCAAGAAGAAATCAAGGCACAGCACGATGCCATCCGTGACCGCACAGCCTTCACGACCCTACCACCTATTCTCGTTAAGAAGCGACTTGGTGGTATAAATAAAATTGCCCCAGGAATTCATCTTCCTGTTACAAGTGCGGATGACTATCGTTTCATGCCCACTCCCACAGGGGATTCTGTTACTGCGTTCACGCTGATTGACCGTGTTGAACAGAACCACGCTTCGTACTTTGGACTTCCGCATCCGAACATCATGCCTCAGAAGACGCAGACAACACAGCAGTTCCTTATCAACAACTGGCTTGATGTCTGGAGCGAGTCCTTTGCTATGACCTTCAGCCTTATGTTGCAGTATATGCAACCAGATGAAATCGAAGGCATTACTGGAAAGGCTATCCCGCAAAATATGTCCAGCGTGAGCAATATGTTCGACTTCCAAGTGAAGTACGATGTCCGTGAACTCGACACAAACTTTGTCATCGAGAAACTCAAGGCTATCACGCAGTTCGTCCTTCCTCTGGACTCCTCTGGTGTTATCGACAAGAATAAGTTGGTTAAAGCGGCTATTGAGGCTATCGACCCTGACAAGGCAAAGGAACTTATTATCAACACAGGAACGGCTTCCCAGTTGCTGTATAAGGATATGCAATCCGACCTAGGCTTGATGATGCTTGGTAACGAGGCTAACTATGTAGAAAATGACCCAGCGGCGGCTACCAAGATGCAGTATTTACAAGACATTATGGGCAAGAACCCAAAGGCTCAACAGTCTATGCAGTCTGACCCGCACTTCCGTGCGATGCTTGAGAACTACATGAAGAATCTTCAGATGTCCGTAAGCCAGCAACAGAACAAGCAGATTGGTCGTACTGGTGTGACTCCTGTGGCTCAACAGGCTGGTCAGCAGATGCAAGGTCAGATTGACCAAGCCAACGAAATGCAAGGTCAACAGGAGCAACAGATGCAATGAGTTATCCTCAACAAATCATCGTAGGATTCTCCTTTGATAAACAAAATGAACTCTGGAAAGCCGTCCATCTCCTACTCGATGCTTCTATTGATTCTGAAGTTGCAAATGCTATCTCTAAAGAAAATAAGGGCGAAGACCGTGCTTGGCATTGTGGCAGAGCCGAAGCCCTTACTGCCTTCAGAGAAATCTTGATGAACACCCGCAACGATGTTCTTCGTGACCAAGGAAGACCGTCAGAAGACCATTCCCCATCGGAAAACGGTATCTGACATAGTAAGTTCTTGCTTACAAACAAATTTAGCCGTATCTGGCTGATAGTTCTGGGACTATAACACCCTGCCTAAACATATAGGACTTTAGACCTTATCTAATGAATACAGACAATCAAGCCGACCTTAGCACGGCACAAAATAACGCTATGACTCCCGAAGGTACATCCACTCCCTTCGATATTCAAAAACTCGCTGACATAGTTAGCGATTCGTTCCTAGGTGGTAAGGAATCGAGTGCGAAATCACCCGCAGACGAAAACGGTGATTCGGAGGCTCAAGCGACCTCTGAGGACGATGTTCATTCACAAGAAACCGAAACAACTAACGACCAAAATCAAGTCGAAGACTCCGAGGAAACCGAAGAAACCAAGTCCGAAGATGATGAAATTGACCGTGGGTTGCCCAAGGGAGTCAAGAAACGCATTGACAAACTCTCCGCTAAACGCAGAGAGGCTGAAGCAGAAGTAGAAAGATTGAAGGGAGAAGTGGAAAGACTGTCGCAAGAGGCTACCAAGCCAGCACAGATTCCTACTGCCGACAATCCGTATGCCAACCTGTCTACGCTTGAGGAAGTCAGCCGTGAGGCAGACCAAGCCAAGCAAATCAGACGCTGGTGCGAAATGAATCCCGATGGTGCAGTAGTTACGGGAAAAGATGGTTCTGAAACCGAGTATACCGCTGAGGAAGTCCGCAATATCAAGATTAAAGCCCTTGATGCCCTTGAGGAACACCTTCCGAAGCGAATGCAGTATCTGCAAAACTTCAATCAGATGGAACAGGTTGCTTCCAAGGAATACCCTTGGTGGAAGGACAAGTCAGCAAAGGAAAGACAAATTGCTGAATCCTTTATCAAGCACTTCCCAGAAATCCAGAAATTCCCAGACTATAAGATGGTGGTAGGAGATTACATCCGTGGCGTAAATGCCCGTGAAGCCAAAGGCAAGTCCTCTGGTACTCCAATCAAAGCCCCATCCCAGCCAAGACCTTCAGCCGCCCCTGCTCGTATTCCTGCAAAGGATGCGAACAGCCAAGCCGCCCAGAAGCGTTTTACTGTTTCGCAGAGTCGTGATGACCTATCTTCTATAATCGCTAACCGATTCCTGTAACCCCCCAAAAACTATATACAAATATGGCAAATCTAACAGAACCATCCTTCTCGTCTGGTAAGAGAGAAGAACTTGCTGACCTCATCGCCCTTGTCGATGCCAAAGATACCCCCTTCACCTCTATGGCGAAGAAGGGTAGCAAACCTGGAAATACCCTTTTCAGATGGCAAGCCGACTCTCTGCCTACCCCTAAGCAGACTGGTACAGTTGACGGTACGGATGTCTCCTCCTATGACAACTATGTCAAGGATGGTGGTACAACCTATCGCTCTGAACTCAGCAACTACATCCAAATCTTCCGCAGAGCCGTCCGTGTGTCCCCGCTTACGCAGGATGTCACGACTGTTGCTGGTGTGAGAGACGAACTGGCTAACAATGTCGCTAAGGGTATCCAAGCCCTCAAGAGAGATATGGAAGTCACCCTCTGCTCTAACGCTTCCGCACAAGCCGACAACGGAACACTCCCCTACCTCACCCGTGGTCTCCATAAGTGGTTACAGCCTTCTGCCTCTAAGGACTCTGTCCTTCCTGTCGTTGACGGCTTCTGCACCCCTACGGCTAATCGCTCGACAGTTGGTACAGCCGCCCTCACGGAAACGGTTGTCCAGAACATCCTCACAGGCATCTACTCCCAGACAGGTCAATACAAGGATTATGACGCTCTTGTCGGCACAGCCCTCAAGAGAGCGTTCACAAACCTCGTCTTCACGACTGCCTCTTCGGGTAGCACAAACACCCAGACAGCCGTCCGTACCTTCAATCGTGATTCTGATTCCTCTGCTTATGTCGCTTCGGTTGATGTTTTCGAGGGCGATTTCGGTAAGTTACGCCTCCACCCATCCCACTACCTCAATGCTACCTCTGGCGTTGGTTCGACCTTCACAGGTTACATCATCCCCTTTGACCAAGTTGAAGTGCGTTATGGTGGCAATGTCGCTGGTGTCACAGCCCTCACCAACAACGGTGGTGGTGAAGCCCGAATGATTGAAGCGGTTGCAGGTCTCTGTATCTACAACCCCCTCGCCTTCGGAGTCTTCGACTTCACAGCCTAAAAACTGAGGTGTCAGACATAATCCAAAGTCTGGCTGATGCAATCCCCTCCCACCTTAGAAATAGGGTGGAGAGGGAACTCATCAATGGCTGGAGGATGGATGAAGTCAAGGCAAGGAGCACAGCGAAGCAATCCGCTGTTTTTCGTCACTCTAACGAGGCTAATAACATCGAAGGAGTTGGACGGTTGAAAGCACAGATTCCTATTCAAGCGTGGCACTACTGGGGTCAGCGTCTTGGGTATGAGTGCTGGGAAGACAATACATTCCTAAACGAATTCCTACGGGACAACCCAGAAACAGCCGTTACCAATTATGCCAAGCGTACTTGTGTTAACGGTGCAATTTTCACAGGTGACGGATATCTCACATAATGAGAACATCGAACTACTCGCAAATCCTATTTGACGCTCTCCAGTATTCTGGAAACGACAGACACAATATCACGCATGAGACATTCTCTCAATTCCGTGACTTCAGTTCTGCTCGCATTCGTGAGGCTTGGGAATCTAACCAATGGGCAGATATCTGCCGACTGGTTGAGTTCACCACGACAACGGATGCAAATGGCGTTGTCTCGTTCACGCCCGTTACAGAGGCTGATGAGATTCTTGGCGTGTTCTCTAAGAACCCGCAGGAAACGACAAAGGCTGTGCAGTTGGCGTATCAGATTTACGACAGCGGTACGGAGCGAAAGGTCATAGTCGGTAATGGTATCAGTGGTGGTTACTACCTCTATCGTAAGGACTGCATCGCCCTAGAAGGCGACCTATACAGTCCTACGGTTGTCTACTACCAAGGAGTCCAAGTCTATTTTGACTCTGGCTCTGGTACAGGCTCTTAT